CGCCTTCGTTGCGCAGCTTTTGATCGCGCGCGTCTCGCTTCTGCTTCGCCGTAAGTGCCATGTGCTTCCCCTGATATGACTTCGGACCCACGAGGGGTCCGAAGTTCTATACACAATTTGCTCCGGGAAAGAAATGGAGCGGAGGATCAGACCCCGAGCATGCCCGAGATGCCGATCGGCATGCGGGTGATCGTTCCCCAGACGCCGGACGTGAACTTCTGCTTCCAGCTCGACGGCTCCGGGATCAGCTTGTGGGCGCGGAGCTTCTCATTGAAGGCCGGGTAGGCGACCTTCTGGTTGTCGATCTTGTCGACGATGATCTGGAAGGCGTTCCCGATCGGGCTGTAGCCCTGCGCGTTGTTGGTCGTCTTCTGACCGTACTGCGGCGCGGTCGTGATCTTCATGTTCGGGAAGCCGTCCTTCAGCAGGCCCGCGACCGTGACGCCGAAGCTGTTCGCGAACTTCATCGCGAGCTGCGACTGCGGCGATAGCGCCAGCGTCATCTCGGCGTCCATCTCGACCGCGCCGTTCGTCTGCGTGATGATCTGCTCCACGACGGCCAGGATGTCGTTGTAGACCTCGTTGGCGGTCGCGGCCGGCGAGCCGTTGTTGAACCACGTGGTGCCGCCCCAAGCCTTGATCGCCGGGGACAGGTAGGCGGAGAGGTAGGGGTTGTTCAGCAGACCGTAGTTCTGCAGGCCCATCAGGCCGAACGCGTAGGCGAGGTTGCCGAAGCGGTTGAGGAGGCCGGAGGCCGCACCGGTGAGCTCACTGACGTAGTTGATCCGCATCAGGCCGGCGCGCTCAGTCTCGCGCTCGCCGTAGGCGACGAACGTCTGGTAGAGGTAGCTCTGGAACTGCGGGTAGTTGAAGTTGATGCCGACGCGACCGTTGTTCGAGAAGTCGTCGTAGCTCGACACTTCGCCGGTCTCTTCCACGACCGGGAAGATGCGGGTCTCTTCGAGCCAGTCGCCGGCCTTCCGTTCGCCACCGAGGATCTTCGCGATCTGCAGCGGCGCGAAGACGATCCGGACGACGTCGGGGTCGATCGCGGTCGTGAGCATCGCCGGCAGCGCGGAGTTCGGATCGGTCGACAAGGTGCCGGCCGCGTCCATCGCGAGTTCGACCAGCGACTTGTTGCTGTTCCGAAACTCATCCGGCACGAGCATCTTCGTGTACGGCAGGATCAGGCCGTTGGCCGCGTAGACGCCCTTGAGCTCGTTCCACGCCGCGATCGCTGCATTACGGTCCATCGAAGTCTCTCCTGCCTTTAAGTTCCGGGTTCGGTTGCGAGTGGCGTGAGCGCCGGCCTACTGGCCGCCGGCGTTCGACGTCGAGCTGATCTTGACGGGTTCGCCAGGCGCGCCGGTCGATCGAGCGAAGAACTTCGTCTCGACCGCGACGCTTGCGGTGATCGTGGTCGACGCCACGACGGTGTTGTTGTTGACCGCGACGGTGTCGCCGGCCCCGCCGCCGGTTCCGGTCAGCACCTGCGTGACCTGCGTGCCGGTCACGACGTTGGTGCCGGTCAGGACGTCGCCGGGTGCGAACGCGACCGCCGAGGCGCCACCGAGCGTCAGGACGCCGTAGGTGCCGGTGATCGTCTCCGACGTGACCGTGATCGGGCCGGTGTTGAGGTTGTAGCGACCGATGCCGCCCAGCGCTTCGCCGGCCAGTAGCGGGGTGACCTGCGAGAGGATCTTCGGCGCCTGCGCGGTCGGGATGTTGGTGCCGGCGATCGAGGCGCCCGCCACCACGGTGCCGGAGCCGACGGCCGAGACGGTCATCTGGTTGCCGGCGATCGAGCCGGTCACCGAGAAGGTCGCGGCCGCGATCGCGGCGGTCGTCGAGGAGGCGCCGCCGAAGATGGTGCCGGCGGCCGCGAAGGCCGCACGACCGTTCGCGACGTACGCGAAGCACTTCTGACCGTACTCCGCGAAGGTCGGGCCGTCGTTGTTGATCGCGAAGTCACCGGAGATCTGAAGAGCCGTCTGCGCGCCGGGCTGCACCTGATTGCCGGCGTACGACAGGAAGGTGGTGTTCAGCGCCTGCTGGTTGCGCATCAGGAAGCCGTCCGGAGCGCCGCCGCCGAAGCTGTTGGCGATCGTCTGCGTGCCGTTCGGATCCAGCGGAGGCGTCACCCACGCGAACCGGCCGACGAACAGGGAGGAGCCGGCCACCAAGCCGCCCGGGCCGGCGTCATAGCTGAAAATCGGGTTCTGGCTGACGCGGTCGCCAGCAACGAACGCTGCGGGCTGACCATAAACCTGAGTCTGGAAACCGCCGGCCATTTTCGTCTCTCCTGCTTCGTTGGGGCGCGCCCCGAATTAATTTTTAACCGTTTTGGTGACGCCGCTCAGATCAGAGCGACGTCGAGATGTGTTCGAGGCCGGGCGCGAACTTGATGGCCTTGTTGACGGCGTCCATCGCGAGCGCCGGCTCACCGACCTGCTCCGGAGCGCGGGCGCCGGACTTCGGCAGGGTCTTGAGGATCGGCAGGAGCGCGTCGGCGTGCAGCGTCTTGGCGCCGTCGACACCGCGCATCACCAGCGCGTGACGGTAGACGTCGGCGCCGCTGTCGAACGCCATGCTGGCCGGGATGTCGCCGACCCAAGGATGAACGTCCGCGAGGGCGGCGCGGATGCCGCGCTCGGTTTCGCGGGTCTGCTTCACGGCGGTCTGGATGGCGGCGTCCATCGCCGGCTTGGTGACCATGTCCTTCATCTCGGCGTCCTTCGCTGCGAGGGCTGCGTCGTTCGCCGCCTTCTCTTCCTTTTCCTTCTTCTCCCGGGCTTCCTTCTCCTCGGGGGTCTCTTCGGAGTCGAGCGCGGGCTTCGGCATCATGTCGCACGCCTTCATGATGTCGTCTTCGCCCATGCCCTTCTCGCGAAGGAAAGTCTTGAACGGCTCGGCGTCGTAGGTGGAGCCCTCTTCGGCGATCCCCTTCGCGGGCTGGACGGCGGCGGCCTGCTCGATCTCGGCCAGCTTGGCTTCGGCGACCGGTTCGTCGACGCCGGTGGTGACGTCGTCGGAGAAGGCCTCGATCACCTTCGCGAGCTGCTCCATGGAGGCGTCGAGCGCCATGCCCTTGCGCAGCTTGCCGTCGATCGCAGTGCGGACGCCGGCCAGGAGCTTCGCGCGGCTGTCCTTGAAATTCTTGGTCGTCAGGGGAGCGAAGAGGTCCTTCGGGAGCGTCACCCGGGAGTCCATCGCCAGCAGCGGGGCGATCGAAGCCGCGGTGATCGAAAGCGTCATTGCGCCGAACCGAGTAACCTTAGCCATGTCCTGCTCCTTGAGTGCTTCATCGCCGACGACCACGTCTGGCCCGGCCCTGCCATCCTCGACGAGGGCAACGTGGTTGAACACGATGTCCCGCATCACTCCGTCGAAGGCGGTACCACGGAAATTTCCCGGTGTCATGTCCGGCTTGTAGTGATAGCCGGCGGAAAGCTCCCGCTGCGCGTTCGTCTCGATCGCCTCGATGCCGGCCTTCGCGTTCACGTACAGGCTGTTGTCGAGGTACTCACCGTCGAACACCGCGTCGCTACCGACCGACCCTACGGTCTCCATCGGACGGTGGCTGTCTTCCTCCGTGGCGCTGACCGGGATGTGTTTAATCAGCAGTTGGACGCCGTTCAGCGTCGGCGCCGCCTTCTGAAGTTCGTCCGGATCGCGGAGCAAATTGTAGATTTTGTCGGGGTCGAGCCCGAGCGTCTTCCAGCCGGGGATTTCCTTCCCGCGGTACGGGCAGACGTTCGCCTTCGAGATGTGGGTGCGCTTGATGATCAGACGGCCGTCCCGTGTTTTTTCGCGGACGCTGTCGCGGTCCATCGCGATCAAGAAGGCCGAATCAGCGCCCGCCGGCGCCGCGGTGCTTTCGTCGACCTCCGGCTCCTTCGCCCAAGCGGCCAGGCCGGCACCGAGGCCGGCGGCGTCGTCTTCCGAGATCCCGGCGGCGGCGCCGATCCGATCGCGGATCAGGCTCTCGACCGCGGGGTGCATCGGCTGCGGAAGGTCGCCGAGCGAGAACCAGCCAGACGCGGAGTGCTCTTCGTTCAGCACCGGGGAGAACTTCGTCTCAACCGGGCGCGCGAACGTGTGGAAGGCCATCCCGTTCGGAGTGACCTGCTTGTGGAGATCCTTCAGGCCGGCCGGGTCGATGTCCTGGCCGATCTCTTCCATGTTCTCGCGGGCGGCGCCGATCTCCGGAGTCTCACCCTCTTCGACGCCGCCGCCCGGCAGCGCCCAATGGCCGACGTAGTTGTCGACGCCGCGCTTGCCGGCTCGCCGGAGGAGGAGGATGTCGCCGTCGGGCGCGACGTGCAGGACGCCGGCGGCGTGCTTGGTGATGCCGGACAACGCCGTGCTGTCATAGGCCTTCTTGCGGAGGCCCGCGGGGATTGCCGAGTTCGGCGCGGTGGCGAGAGCGGTCTGCATGTTCGCCAAATAACACGGCGACCACGATTCCGGAAATTATTTCAGACTCGGGAGGCGACGACCTCGGCGCGCACGAGCGCCATTCGGGCGATCTCGAGCCGGAACGTGATCTCGGCGACCCGCTTCTCTGGAAGCTGCTCACCCCGATCGGTCGCGCGCTGCTCTTCGGGCGTCATGCCTATCATCGCGCTGCGCGTCCAGAAGAAGCCGGGCGGCAACCCGGCGATCGGTCCGGGGTATCCGGAGGATGGCTTTCCGGTCATCTGAGCCTCGCTGGTCGGAGGAACGCGTCGGTGGCGGCCGGGTCGAGGACCCGTGGCGCCCGCTTGGGCTTCGTCAGCCGCGATAGTTCGGCGTCCTGCGCGATGCTGACGGCCTGCATGTTTCCCAGCGATCGTTCGAGCCGCTCGACGTCGGCGCGGAGCCTGGCGTTCTCGGCCACCAGTTCGTCGTAGGGTTTCGGGTATCGGTCGGCCATCAGCGTTTCGCCTCGTACCGGCTTTGCGCGCCCGCCACGGTCCTGATCCGGTGAACCGCCTCCCACGTCCGGTGCATCTGCTCCCGGTCCGCCGGCGTCATCGAGCGACCACACTCCTCACAGGTCGGGCCCACGCTTCCGTTCTCCCGGGTGCCGTTTATGCAGCACGGGCCAAGGTGGATGCGCCCGCAGGTCGTCTTCATCACGAGAATCCCTTCACGACGGTTCGGCTGACGCAGCGGCAGCGGATCAGCTGGCCGGGCCAGATGGGGCGGCGGACTTTCGGGTCGGGGTCGAACCAGCCGACCGCCGGATCGTATACGTTGCCGGAGTTCGCCAGATGGGTCGGCCGCGGCTCCTTGCCGCCGTGGCTATGCAACCAGCAAGCCTGAACGCCGAGATCGACCTGCCGCACCTTCACGAACGTGCTGGTCGCGAGATTGTTCTGCGTCAGCGCGATCGTGGCGGCGCGCCGCTTCGTGATGTCGAACCGCTGCGTCAACTCGCTGGTCAGCCCGCCGAGGTCCCGGCCGGCCGTCACCGACCGCATCACCATGCCTTGGACTTCGTCGTGATACTGCGACCCGATCGAGCGAATCAGCCCGACGTTCTCCGCCACCGTCGCGGTGTAGACGTCGCGCATCTTCGGGGTGAGCTGGAATTGAACCGTCATGCCGCCGTCGGCCAGGATCTTCTTGAGCCCGGCGTCGGAGCGGCGCGCGCTCGACTGCGCGAACCATTGCGCGAGCCGCGGCGCCGTCTCGTCGATCTTCGTCTCCCAGCGGGCGCCGAGCTGGTCGATCGCTTCCTGCAGGCTGGCGGCCGGCGTCGCCGCCACCGGGAGGCGGCGCAGCGTCTCGACGTCGAACTTGCTCCCGATCCCGACGGACTCGGTCAGGATCGCGCCCGGGCCGGCGGCCTTCAGCCCCGCGGCCTCCGCGGCCGCCCGGGTCCGCCATTCGCGGCCGACGCCGTCGCGGTCCCGCAGCATCTCGCCGTCGACGTAGCAGAACCACCAGCGCTCCGGCCCGAGCGCGATCACGCGGCCGGTCGCGTCCCGGGTCTGAATCAACTGCCCCTCGACGGCGGTGACGCGGCGCGGCGCGGCGTCCTGCGCGATCTCCGGTTCGTTCGCGCGGTAGGCGGCGGTCAACCAGTGCCGATAGGAGGCCTGCATCTCCTCGATGAGCCGGTCCAGCTTCTGCCGGTACTCCGCCTCGATGCCGGCGTTAGGGTGAACCGGCTTGAGGACCTTGTAGCCCCTCCGGATCTTCATCCCGCGACCTCGCAGACGACGTGACCGACGCCCGCGCCGATCATCCCGATCACGGTTGCGGCGCCGCGGGAGAGGTCGAGGAAGCGGCGCGTCCACTTCGCCGGCCCGCGGTCGTTCACGGTCACCACCACGGCGCGGCCGCGGTGAACGCAGCGCAGCACCGTCCCGAACGGGAGAGTCCGGTGCGCGGCCGTCAGGCCGTGGGGGCGGAAGCGCGCGCCCGACGCCGTGTGGCTCCCGGACTCGCTGCCGTAGAACGACGCCATCCCGGAGAGCGCGTGGCCGCCAGCGAGCGCCGGTTGCGCGAACGACGCGGCCAGCAACACGGCCGCCATCAGGTTAATCTTCATCGCTGGTGTCTTTCTCGGCGCCTGGCGCCGGTCTTTTGCCGGGCTGCGTGCCGCCCCCGGCCGCGTTCTGCTCGAAAGCCCCCGCGGCGCTGTTTCCGCCGGGCTCGAGCAGGCCTTCGCCGGCCGGGGGCTCCGGAACGTCGTCCGGGTTGAGACCCGTGTAGGGCAGCTCCGGATCGTCGACGATGATCTTGCGCACTTCGCCGGGCGAGATCGCGCCCATGTCGACGTACTTCTGGTTCCGGTCCGCGTCGTCCTTTTCCTTCTGGCCCTTTTCGGCCTGCGTCATCGGGCGGAGCGGCTCCCACCGATGCGTGATCTCCGGGTCGATCTCCCCCCAGAGCGACAGCTGCTGGAAGTTGATCGTCCGCCGGAGGTTCGCGTCGAGTACCCGGGACTGATAGGCGCCGATCGTGTCGTCGTAGACCTCGATCTCCCCCTCCGACGACGCGTTGAGGCCGGACGGCTGGATGCCGGTGAACTTCACGAGCGGGATGCGGTTGATCGACGCCATGTGCTCCTGCGACTGCGCCTGCAGCTCGTGCAGGCCGGAGAGCGACGCCGAGACGTTCTTGAACTCCTCGGTGTTCTTGTTGACGACGAACGTCCCCTGATTGTCGCGCAGCATGTTGAACATCGCGACGCGCGCCAGCAGGTTGCCGACGTTGTTGGGCTGCATCAGCGTCGCGAGGTCGGTCATCAGCACCATGACGGAGAAGCTGTGGATCAGCTGGTTCACCGACGTGACGGTCGTCAGCCATCGGTCGACGTAGGGCTTCGACATCTGGGAGAGCGACAGGCCGCCGAACGCGTAGGCGGGCTTGAGCATGTCCGGCACCGGGTGCGGGATGAAGGTCTGCAGCCGCGTCCCGTGGATTTCCTGCCCCTGCACGTACCAGACCTGCGGGTTATACCAATCCTCCCGGAGCGGGTTGATCGCGTTGTACATCAGCGGATAGGTCCAGATCGGCTCGATGGTGCGCAGGCCCTTGAACGACCCGACCGGCACCTTCGTGCGGCTGGTCTCGTCCCGGCTGTCGCCGATCGACTGCTTGAGTTCCCCGGTGTCGATGTCTTCGCTGTCGGTGGTTCGGATGTCGTGGAACAGGTGGGTTCGGCCGAAGAAGCCGCCGTTCCGGACCTGCTCGTAATAGCGGTCCTTGACCTCGAGACGGAGCTGGTCGTCCTTCAGGACCTTGACCTTGTCGGTCTTGCCCGCGATCTCGACGCGCTTCTTGCGTTCGTCCGGATCGGCCATTCGTTCGTCGAAGCCGACCGGGTCCTTCTCTCGCTCCTCCCGCTGAGTCGACTCGTCGCCGACGACGTCGAAGTCGATCCACTTCCGGGTCGCGTCGTCGGCGATCGTCTCCGACATCACCCGATATTCCGGGCGCTGCGCCAGCTCCGACAGATACGTGTAGCCGAGGAACAGGAGGCCTTCGCCCGACAGACCGCCGATCGCGGACTCGGCCAGCCAGCCGGCGGCGCCATCGTTGAGGTTTTGCACGAGGGCATTGTCGAACGCCATCGTGAGCTTCTCATCGGGCGGAATCGCGGACTTCGGAAAGTCCGGGAGCTTGTACGGATTTAGCAGCGGTGTGTCGCGGCGCGACTTGTTCGTCGCGTATCGCTTGCTGATCTCCTCGATCTCCGGGAGCATCATCGCCCATGCGCGGGGGTCGATCGCCGGCACCGCGTCCTGCCGGGGCTCCGCCGGCACGGTGGCGCCGACCTTGGGGTCCGCGCGCAGCGCCTTCGGCTCCGCGACCTGCCGCGGCTTGTTCGGGTTCGCCTTCTTGCCCACGCCAGGCTTCCGCCCCGCGTTCGGTCGTGCACCGCCCCAAGCCATCAGTTTCGCCCCTTCTTGAGTTCGTCCATGCTCGGATACACGGTGCACGGCACCCCGTAGCCGTACCATTGCCCGTCGCTGCCGTTCGGGTCCAGCCTGCGGGCGTCGTCAGTTGCCAGCCCAACCGAATCCTCATCAGGTTCGGCCGTGTGGATGTCACACAGGTGCCCTTCTTCGGGATCGCGAACGCGGAATACATCGCCCTTGCGAATGTCGCTGTATTCGCACGGCTCCCACAAGCCGCCGACCAGGCGCTCGGCCTTCATCCGCTCCCCTTCGGGTGTCGGTTCCCACTTCGGCATCAGAATCCCCTTCGGCGGATCGCCCGCGCGACGCCATCGGCGCCCCATAGGCTCAGTTGGCCGGCCGGCCCGTTCATGTTGGTGACTTCCTCGACGATCACCGGCGCCGCCTTGTCGGTCCCGTAGGCCTTGATGACCTTGAGGTAGCGGCCGCCATACCGGAAGACGATGCCGCTCGGGATCGCGGCCTCGCGGCGGAGAGCCGGCTCCTCGGCTTTCACTGATCGTCGGCCGGGCAAAGGACGATGCTGAGGAAGCCGCGCGCGAAATTTGCCGCCTGTTCTTCCGTCGGGTTATCGGGCGGCAACATCGGCTCACCGAAAAAGACAAGGAGCTTCTTGCCCGTCCAGCTCGATACCGCCGCGGCATAGAAATCGAAATCGCCCTTCGGCTCCCCGACGACGACGACCTGATAGCGGCCGGCGTCATTGGGCCCCTGCACGTACGCGCCGACCGGCTCATCGGACGCGACGCCGCCGGTCGGCCAGGGATAGAACAGCACGGCGGTCGCGGAGGCGCGCTTGGCCTTCCGACGGTCTCGGCGCGCCTGCGCGGCGGTCAGGCGCTCGGCGGCGCCGTGGCGCTTCTGGATGTCCGCTACCGCGATCCGGTCGCGCCGCGCGCCGTATCCGTCGATGCTGGTCGGGGTGACGTAGATCGAGGCTCTCTGCATCGTTCGCGCTCCAACTTGATTCCGTATCAAGTTGAATTACAGCGAAAGCCGACCCGGCACAAATCAAAAGCAACGGCCCCGAAGGCGTGAGCCCCGGGGCCGTTCTGCTGGTCCGCGCCAGCGGCGCCTACTTGCAATCCGTCCCGGTGGTCGATCGTCTTACGGGTCCAGCTTAGGGTTTCCCAGCCGTTCCGGGCTTGCCTCTGATTGCTTTCGCTACGGGAATGATCCCCGCGGGCGGTGGATGCTGACCGGTGCCAGCATCAATCGGCGATCGCCGCCCTTCTCGGGGGATATTGGATTGGAAAAACCTATCCCGAGGCCGGACGCCTGTCTAGCGCGCCTTGGGCTTTTCGCCGATTGAGATCACCGGCCCATCGCCTGCCTCCGCGCTGACCCGGACGTCGAACTTCGACGGCACTGTACCCTTGATGAGTTGCGCCAGCCCATCGTTCGAAACCACGAAGCCGGGCAGCAGCGCCGGCGTGGTTTTGAGGGTCGTGTTCCAGTGTGCGGATTCGAACGCATTGTCGAGGTCCAGCACCAGATCACCGCATGCCGCCTCGCTGACGCAGTAGATCGTCAGGGTGCCGGGCGGTTCGCGCTTGAGCGTGGCCGTGATGGCGTTGATCTCGCTCTGCTCGAGGCCCGGCCAGGTGACGGCCGCGATGTGCTTCGCGCGGGCTGGGGAGAACTCGGTCAATCGACCGACTCCGGCTACAGGCGCGTTGATGTTCGTGACGGCTGGCGGGCGCGTGAAGTGCGTTGTGGCGTAGCCCGCGAGAGCACCCGCGAGAGCTCCGACGATGATCGTTGAGAATGCGCGCATGGCGGCTCCTGTAGAATTATCCCCGGATCGGGTGCGGAAACCTAGTCGGATGGCCGCAATTTGTCCAGAAATGCCGCCACCACTCGATCGGTCTCGGCGCTGGCGACATCGTCCATCCGCTCGATCCGCACCACCGGCAGGATCACGACGACGGCTGGCGCGCGCAGGTGGTCGCCCATCTCGGGCCAGCGGCAGCGTTCCTGCGGGAAGCGGACGACGTCGCCCATCACCGCCCCCTGCGCGGGTTGGTCAGCACCGCGATCTGCCGGAGCATGTCGCCGGTGATCTCCACCGGGGCCTGCTCCATCGGCGCGTAGTGAATCACCACGCAGTCCGCTTGGTTCGGCGACTTCGCCTGCTCGGACTTCTTGACGATCAATATCTTGCCTACCTCGTTTTGGCGGTACGTCGCCTGGCTGAGCTCCGACACCAGCTTCATCAGATTCGGGTTCGCGCTATCGAGCGAAATGATCTCGTCCGGGTTGCAGCTCAGGATCGGCTTCGTCGGGTCCTTGGCGTTCTCCTTCAGGCTCTCAACCCAACGGTGGACCTTCTTGAAGCGGTTTCGGAGCGACCACCACGCCTGCGCCTTGTGGTTCGCGAAATAGTCCTGATTGGTCCGGCCGGCGTCGCCCTCGCTGCCCATCGTGCCCTCGACGATGCCGTCGGGGTCGAACACGCCCTCAGAGCCGCGGTAACCGATCGCCTTGATCTGGGGCGCGCGGTTGGCCTTGCGTCGCTCGTTGATGATTCGCGCGTCGCCGCGGACGTCGGCGCCGAGACCGTCGGCGTCGTACCGGAACTCCCGGTAGCCGTTCTCATCGCAGACGTCGAAGACGTACTCGGTCGAGGCGAAGATGTCGGAGCCCTTGCCGCTCCATTCGTCGGTCTCGACGACGCTGATCCCCTCGGCGCGCATGATGGCGTTCTTATCGTCGCCTTCGTCCGCGACGTCGAACGCGATCCCCTTCTTGCCCGAGGGCGCGATGCCCAGCACCTTGACGGCGTCGATCGCGCTGCGCACCCACGCGCCCGGGATGACGACGCCCTTGACCGACGCGGTGTAATCGCGGTCGATCTCCTGCGCGACGACGACCGGGTCGAGGTCTTCACATTGGCGATCGTACCAAGCCTGATCCTTCCGTGGATCCTGCCGCCAGTCGAAGATGAAGAGGTATTCCTTCGGCCGCTTCGAGTCCCACCGCTTCTGCGCGAACAGGTTGTTCATGCCGCGCACCGACGACATGCCGATCTGGCAGTTCGTCGTCTGGGAGAGCGACGCCGCCACGAGGTCCTGCCGGGGGTGGTGCGCCTCTTCGTCGAAGAAATAGATCGACGTTCGGTCGCCGCGGCCGATGTCGTCGCCGCCCTCGCCGGCGATGATCGATCCGGTCTCCGGGAACGACAGCCGCATGTAGGGCGCGTCGCGCCACGAGACGTAGCCGCCCCGGAACTCCTCCGGTAGATGCTCCATGAACATGCGCGCCTTCGGCAGCAGCGGCTTGTGCGTTCCGATCTTGTCGACGTATTCGGTCTTGCGGGAGCCGACGCCGATCGCGACGCCGTCGTGGTAGAGGCACAGCGTGCAGCTCAACGCCATCGCGAGCCAGGAGACGCCCATGTCGCGGGACTTCTCGCACAAGCCCGGCCGGCGCGCGCGCCACCGTTCAATGACCCATTCGATCCACTCGCGCTGCCGCGGGAAGACGATGAAGGGCACGATCGCCGGCAGGCCCAGCTCGGCGTTTCGGGGATCGTACGTGACGCCCCAATCGTTGATGAAGTCGGCCGGGTTCTTCGCGTAATAGGCCTTGATGATCGGCACGCGCTCCGGGTATTTCCGGATTTGCTCTAGGTTCTCCATGCGGGCGCGGAAGATCGCCGCATAGTTCGGGTTCTTCCAGTCCATCGCGAGGACCGGCAGCGCCTCCGTCTGATAGCCGAACTTCGGGGATTTCATCGCTTAGCCCACTCCCAGCGATGCACGATCGCGTTCGGCGCCACCCTATCGCGCCGCTCCCGTTCGCACACCAGCTTGCAGCGGTACCGCGCCGCCGGTGGCGCCGGCTTGACCTCGACGATCAAGAAGGCGGTCCGGCCGCGCAGCGACATGACGTACTGCCCCGGGAGCGGGAGGTCGCCGCCCCAACTGTTGACGCGCAGCGTGCACAGACCGTTCCTCATGACGTCGTGTCTTCGGCGGGATCGGGCTCGACCTTCAGCAGGCAGTTCGTCGGCGGGTCGCCGGCGGTCGGGTGCTCACGCGCGAACCGCTCAAGCGTGATGCGGCAGCGGTCCGTCCCGGTGATGTCCCGCCAGCCCGGCGGGGGCGCGACCTGGCCCCAGACGCCGATGATCGTCCCGACGACGTACGCGGCCCACATCACTGCGGCTCCCCGAGTTCGTCGCGGAGGTCGGCGCGAAACTGCCGGGCGGCCGCGCGCGCCGCGGGTTCGGACTCGAACGGTCGCTCACAGGGGATGCGCCGGCCGTTGACGGTCGGAAACCAGAAGCGGCGGAGCCCGACCCGTTCGGAGACGGCGCCGCAACGGCCGTGCGCGGTATCGAGGGCCTGCGCTTGCGTTTCGGAGTTGGAGAAGCGGGGTTCGGTCATCGTGCCTTTCCCTCATCGTCCATAATCGCCCAGCGCATCAGCGCCGCGACCCAGCGCCACCGATACGGACCATAGTCGATCGGCGCGCCGTTCCTGAAGTCCTGCGCGTACCAGCCGTCCATCAACTGAATGACGCGGACTCCGTTTTGCATTTCCCTCATCGCACTCCTCCTGGCCCCGCCTTGAGCGGGAATTTCTCGATCGACGGGAAGAACCCGTAGGCGCAGCCATTGATCGCCTTCGTGAACAGTCGCCCCGATATTCCGTTGTGGCATTCGCCGTCTCGGCCGTTCGTGACCTTCGGAGTGAAGTGCTGGCAGTTCGCGCAGGTCTTCGGCATGTCGCCGGCGTGCACGGGCGGCTTGCGGGGATGAAGGACCTGCGGCGGTGGCGCGGGGGCCAGCAGGGCGGGCGTCGCGGCGCGCGGGCGCTTCATAGCATCGCCTCCTGGCCGATCTCCGGCTTCCGGTTGCGGGACCGCTCCTTGGCCTCGGCGGCGCATTTGGCGAGATGCGCTTCCCGCGTGATCGCGCGGAGGTTTCCGGTCATCCAGAAGCGGAGCATCTCGAACCACGGTTCGTCGGCGTGCTCGCGCGCCACCCGAAAGAGCGGGACGTCGTGGTCGACCTCGACGCCTCGCAGGTAGGGGAGGGCGATCGGGTCGCCGGAGATCGCGCAGCGCTGGTCCTGCCGCAGGATCAGGGCCGCCGCGTAGTCGACCGGCTTCGTCATCACTAAGTAGGTCGTCGTGCAGACCGTATGCCACGTCAGGCGGGTCGAGCGCGCGCCGTCCTTCTTCCGCCATCCGCCACCGCCGTAGATCGGCTGACCGCAGACTCGGCAGGTCCCGGGGCCGCGGGAATCTGCGTGGAAGGGGAGGGGCGGATCGCGGTGCGTCCGGACGATCTTCCCATTGTATTCAGTCCGCGTCCTGACGTTGCAATACGGCCGCGGCTCCGGACGCCACTCATAGTTAGGCACGATCCCGGAGCGCCGCGCCAGCATCAGCGTGACCTTCTCGGCCTGCTGGATGCTGGTCAGCCGCGCGCGGAGCGCCTGCAGGTCCTCCGCGTTCATCGACCGAACACCATACTGCCGTCGGGCCGCATGTCGACGTGCGTGAAGCCGTAGCCCGTCCGGCTCGGCGCCGTGTAGGCCGGTGGCGGGTCAGCGCGGAACTCATAGCCACCGACGATCTCGATCACCAACTGCCGGACCCGGATCGCAGCCTCAAGGTCAGAGATCTGCTGGCGTGCCATGCCGATCTGCCGGTCTAGGCTGCGGACGATCGGGTTCTCGCTCGGCTTCGTCATCTCAAAACGGTCCCGCATATCCTCCATGAACGCGATCACGTCCTCGCCGCCCAAGATGCCGTCCTGCTGCTGGGCGATCTCGCCCTCTACGTTGCTGATGATCTTAGCGACCACGTCGGCCCGTCGCGGATCGCGGGCGGGATCAAAGCCGCTTCCGATGTAGGCGTTGATGATCGTGCCCATCTGCGCCTCAATTATCTGCAGCGCAGACGAACGGTCGTTGTCGGGGCGGTCTTCCTCGATGCGGCCGGTGTCGTCGAATGTCTTCCGTTTCTTCGGGTCGACCAGGACGGTCAGCGCGGTGCTGACGCGCTCCCATTCGGCCGGGTCGCCGCCGGCGTTCGGGTGTGCGCTCTTCGCGCGATCGCGGTACGCCTTCCGGATCGTCGGCTCATCGGCGTCCCGATCGACGCCCAGCTCATCATACGGGTTCAGGTCCACGGCTTTCCCCTTCCTTCGGCTTGCGACGCTCGCGCAGCCACGCTTCAAAATCATCGGCCCGGCATCGGCTGCAGGGCCGCGGTTCTCCATTGGCGGTCAGGACCTTACGGCTCCCGAGGCAGCACTGACAGACCGGTCCGGGCATCATCGCACCTGTTTGACCATCCGCGCGTAGACACGCGACATCGCGACCGGGTCGTCGATCGTCACCACGTTGTCGTCGCCGGGCTTCGGCTTCGCGGGGTTGAGCTCAGGCGGCGGCGTCATCACGGCGATTGCCTTGAACTTCGGGCTCTGGAAGGCGGCCAGGTCGCCGGCGAACTTCGCCGTCATCCCGCCCCACTTCTCGAAGCCGTCGAGGTCGGCCCGGGACGGGGTCTCATTCTTCTGGAACGCCAGCGCGATCCGGTTCTGGTAGACGGCCGCCATCCCGGCGAACGCCTGCACGTAATCCTCGAGGACGTCCTTCGCGAGCTTCTTGGTCTTGTGCGCGACCGCGTTCGCGGCCTCCTGCGCCTGGCGCTCAATGCGGGCGGCTTCGAGCGCCTCCTGCGTGCGCTTGTTCAGCGTCCCCTTCTGACGGCCGCCAATCCGCATCCCCTTCGTGACGTTCGATCCACGCGGCATCCGGGTCAGCCCTTCGCCGTCACCGGGCCGCGTTGGCGAATGTCCGCCATCAGCCGCTCGAACGCTTCCCGCTTCTCCGGCGACAGCTCGCCCCAATCGACCCGAACCTCCGTCAGGATCGACAGGTCGGCCGCGTCCGCGATCCGCTTGATGTCGACCAGCAGCTCCCCGAGGATCGAAAGGCCGAGCAGCGCGAAGGCGGCGAACTTGATCTCCTCCTCACGGGTTGCCTTCGGCAGGTCCGCCTCAATCATCGTCGCCAACTTATCGATCGTCGCTTTGAGTTCCCGCTGGTCCATTTCCGTTTCCTTAACCTCTGCCCGGTACCGTCTCCGTCGTCAGCAACGGAGCCCCACCATGGAATATCTCAACCTCGCCGCCCGAGCCGCCGCCGAACTCGTCGCGATCGCGCTCTTCCTCGCCTGCATCGCCGTCTGGGCCGGGATCGCCGGAAAACTTTTTTAGGGCTCTGACGTCCGTCCGGGCGACCTCCCCCGGTCCCCGCCTCCCTCCCCCTATGCCGGGGAGGGAGAGGGTGTTCGGACCCCCGTTCAGCTGGTCAGGTCTTTGACCGCCCACATGACTGAGAGCTCAAGGTTCTCGATGGCACGGTCCTTGTAGGTGCTGGGTAGGCCTGAACGGCTTTGGTTGAAGAGGATTTCGAGTTCTTCAGCTTTTGCCTTGATCTGCTCGTGAAGGGCCTTCTCGGCGTCCGTCAGGGCGCGATAACGGGGGCGGAAACGACTGACCGGAATCGCGCCGTCTGCCTGGCGCCCGTCGGGCTGGTTTTCGTACAAATTCGTCATCTTGGGACTTTCCCTATTTTTCGGTTGCGACGTCAGGGACATTATGTTCCGGCAGGGTAAGCGGCAAGGCGGCTTTGTCGGGTTTTTGCTCCAACCACTCAGGAGAAATCTGCTGCGCGATCTCAAGGACGTAATCGGACCAGCAGGCGACAAGAGGATCGTCGCTCGGCAAATGGTCCAAGGTCCCCGGGATCTCCGTGAGCCGATCGCGCATCTCCGCGGCGATCATCGCGCGGATACGTCGCTTTATGGCACGCGGAATTTGAGGCGAAGTCACGTGACGGTCCT